CGGGGTGAGTCACTGTTGCAGTATGATCACAAAGACACGTTCGGACACACTAGTGCTCCCAACTTCCACTGATTTGAATCTGTACGACGATGTCGGACAGTCGAATTATGGGAATATTAAGAGCGGGGCTACGTTCGCGTCTCAAACCTTTGTAGGCTCAGATTTCAATTCTGAGACTATTGAGTATGAGATGCCACGATATAAGGCGCACGGTAATTGCCTCCATAATAGGAAGCGTTTAATCGTGTACCCCAGTCCGAAGACTGAGCGCATTACTCGACTTAATGGTGATCACGAGAAGCATATCCGTATGGATTTTGCTCTTGCTTGTGAATATCACGCGCATCTCCGTAATGCTCCACCGTTCACTTTCTCAAGTGATCAGTGGGATGTTTGGAGCAGCGATGCTGTTGAGGCTCTGCTTCCCACCTTCTCTGAAGGAGGGGAAAGCTTGGTCAACTTCGTTCTTGAGCTCAAGCAGCTCAAGGGTCTGTTCGTACTCTGGAAGGCTCGTGAGAGCTTACTCCGGAATATCGCGAACGGTCACCTAAACGTTTCGTTTGGGTGGCTTCCGTTCATATCAGACGCGAAGCGTATCTACAGTGCTCTTGATAACTTTCGTAAGAAAGTCCGTCAATTGCAGGCGAGTTCAAAGATTCCTCAGACTCGGCATTACAGCCGACCTTTGGATATTTCCTCGCTTCCTGGGGATACCACTCTGTATTCGGACGCTTCTGTTACCGTCCGCCGCGAGGCGCGATGGATTCAGAAACCCGTTTACCGGGCGACTATAAACTATGTTTATGTCTTGCCCGATATGAGTGACATGTCTAATCAAGTTAAGGCATTCTTGGACTCCATTGGAGTTCAAGTAAACGCTACCATTCTATGGAATGCGCTGCCTTATTCGTTCGTCGTTGATTGGTTTTTCAACGTGGGGCGATGGCTGAACTCCCTCAGGAGTGACAACCTAAAGATACCTGCTACAGTGACCGGGTTTTGCCACTCCCTGAAATGGGAATGGGCCGCTCGGTACACATACATGAGGACGCCGGTGGCGACTGATCTTGGTGATCAGCACGTCATCTTGGCGGACCGGAGTATGCTCCGTTATGAGCGCCGACGGGATATCCCGTCATATGGCTTGCTCAATCTACAGGTTAAGACACCGAACTGGTCGCAACTTGCCTTAGGCACGTCGCTTCTAGTTCAAAGGTCTTGATCGCTCATCCAGGGGCCTCGGCCTACTGGACAACAACAAGTTAGTGTCAACAATACAGACGCCAATGCTCAATACAGCGCTTACGCTGACTGGGGTTTCGACCACTACGGTCTATTCCCTAGTTTCCATCGTGGACAGTAAATCTGTCCGCAAGGATAGCACGGCAGCTGTTGGTACTTCGAAGACCCTTACCATTTCACATGGTAAGCGGAATCCGAAGGATCCCAACTCTGCTGATCGTCGGTTGGTACGCCTCGACTGGACGAAACCGAATTCGGTTTCTGGTCTGCCCGAGACGTTGAGCTTTCAACTCGTTCTGGAGGTACCTACCTCCGGGACGTGGGTTGATGCCAACGTCGAGGACTTGAAACTCCAACTCACGAATTTCCTTTTGGGAAATTCTGGAGCGGAGTTTAACCAATTCCAGGCTGGCGAACCTTAACCATGCGGGGTGTTCTACACCCTGAGTGGCTGACGTAGTAAATAGACGCTTGCCTCGCAAGAGGTAGCGTGCTATGGGCTGAGCGTAGTTGTTGCGGTGCAAAGGCGAAGAGATTAACCCTTTTATGGGAAATCATAATAGCTTAATGTCTACATTTTATGTAGACCTGTATTGCGACCTCTACGCTGACATAGCTGAACGTTTTGGTTTAGCTGCAACGGAGTCTCGACTCGAACAACGAAAAATTCGTCAACGAGTTGACTCTGAGGGGTTACAGTTCTTGACTGTTACCCTTCCGAGATTAGGTAAGGCGGTTGACACCGCCCTATCTACGAATAAACCTCTACTATGCCCTGGTTTCCAAAAGAAACCCGGCACTTCAATCCCCAAGTTTCTTGGGTGGTTGATTAGTGGACTATTCGACGATTCTGGTCTTGAAAAAGACACAGCTGATCCCGAAATGCTCAGAGTACTGAGACAACTTGTATATTTCCTATACAAGCTGGAGTTAGAATACGACGATGAAAAGACTACTAAAGTCATTGATTCGTTCGTGCGTACCGACTCAGAATTATTACAATTCCGAGTTCCCGAGTCCGTTATTACTGAAAATGCTGTGCTTTATTGCACTGACGTTTTTAGTACTATGGATCCTTGGGATATTACGCCTAGGCATGGGCCAGGCGCAGTCGCAACCGGTGAAAGAGCCTGTGAAAAACACAGATTCTCGCGCCTATACACAGCCATCGAGCGAGTATATCCTTATACAGAATATTACTCCTTCGGTTTAAGCCAAGTATGCGACGAATATGAGACGTACGAGGATCTAGAACACCTGGACACCGGTACGGCGAAAGTCGTACTGGTGCCTAAGGATTCTAGGGGACCGCGTTTGATCTCGTGTGAACCACTCGAGTATCAATGGATACAGCAAGGTCTCGGGCGTGCCATTGTGGCTCGTCTCGAGGCTCACGTATTAACGCGAGGTCATGTGAATTTCACTGACCAAACGATTAATCGAGAGCTAGCCCTTGCGTCATCAATTGACCAAGAGTGGGTAACGCTCGACATGAAGGAAGCATCCGATCGCGTCTCCCTAGACCTCGTTAAGAGGCTCTTTGGAGGCGTGCCAAGTCTACTCGAAGCTTTGTTAGCGACGAGAACGACATCGACAGTGCTACCGGATGGTCGGCAGGTGCATCTGAATAAGTTCGCGCCGATGGGGAGCTGTTTATGCTTTCCCGTTGAAGCGTTCGTGTTCTATGCTCTTGCAGTAGGTACCCTCATGCATTGTGGACATTACTCCCGCCGAAAGGCGAGAGGACGTGTTTACGTGTATGGCGATGACCTCATAGTAAGACGCGAAGACTATGCGTTCTTACTGCAGGAACTACCTAAGTTTGGACTTTTGTTCAACGAAGGTAAGTGCTGCACTGAAGGATTCTTTAGAGAGTCCTGCGGTTGCGACGCCTATAGAGGCGTCGATGTCACTCCGATCAAATTAAGATCGGTGTGGAGTCATCGTAGTAGATTAGATATCGGTGTAATCTCCTCTTATGTCTCGTTGTCAAACGAGGCGTTTAGACGAGGTTACTTGCGGTTGTCTGAATCAGTCATGAAAGCTGTCGAAAGACAGACTGGACCACTACCGATTTTCGGAAACGAAAATCCTGGTGGCCTTGGCTGGATCAGACCCGACGCGTGTATCCATGTTCAACCTCCCGGAGTGCGGACTCGTTGGAATAACGAGCTGCATCGTCGAGAGGTCCGGACGTGGCAGTCCCGGCCTACGTATGAATACGCAGACCCGGATGACTGGTGCACTGTCCTCAGGAGAATTACTACTCCTGACGAATACACCAAACCCGGTACCTATGCGATCCCTCGCCGCAGTCGCCCGAAGCGAGGGTGGGTCCATTTGAATTAAATCAAATCGGATGTAGGCTTACTATTGTAAGACCTATACTGGAG